ACAATAGGAACTCTAATATAATATAGACATGAAAGAATGGATAGTAGAGATAGTAGGAGGCCTAGTAATGTTCTCACTTATGTTAGCTTTAGTAGTACTCTTACCAATAGCTTTCGGATAACAATTTCATCATAACAGAGAGCCAGGCAGGCAATTAATACATACCTACAACATAACACATATAGCCTGCCTGGCTCTTTAATGATACAATACTAAATAACATCATGAAAACTATCCCATCACTAGAAGGACAACAACGAAATTCTTTTAAGCTTGTTCTCATAGGCATTGCGAGCTTATTGTTAGCATCGTGTGTAGTACCTACCGAGTATGCTGTAACAGTACCTACAGTACAGACGAGGACATATATCACTCGCCCAGCATACAATACATACGCAGCCCCATCATGCTATCCATCTAGGACATCATATAGATATAGATACAATAGACATTCATATAGTAAGTGTGGAAGGTATTATTATACACCATGTGGTAGTAGGTTTATTAGATACTAATATAATATAACAATGTACTTATCAGAGACTGGGTTGGTTCTAAGAATAAGGGTTGTACTAGAGAGAAGGTTTGTCTAGAGAGAGCGGGCTCTATAGACAGTGGGCGTTCGAGATTGTTAATATATAGAGGTGAACGAAAAAGGATAATATAGCCATGGCTCGCATAATTTTTTTAGCGCTCGAGAGATATCCCCTATATACGGAATTTCCCCGGGGTTACTATAAAATCTAACAATCTAACATAAATAACTATATGCAACACAATAACTGGGGTAAAGATAGAGATGATCTAGCATCATTGGCAAGTAAAGTAATCACTGAGAGTTACGAAGCCGGAGAAGACAAGGATGCAGAGTATCTTGCAGCACATGGTGAATTACCTGAGTCACAGGCTGATCTAGATAGACATGAAGCTAGTAAGTCAGAAGGTGAAGAGTGTCCACTAGACATTAAGTCACTAGATGCGCAGCAGTACGAAGATCTACTTCATAGTATGTTTAAGCTTACACACGCTGATGCAGAAGAGACCGGTGATACAGCATTCGAAGATACAGCTAGCTACTTAAGACTGGCACATGAGGCATATCAGGGCCGTCGGGGTAACTAAACATCACTAGTATTCAGACTTTATTAATTCTCTAATGCCTCTGTGTGTTAGAGAATTTTTTTTGTCCTCTTGTTTATAAAAGGAACTATCGTATAATTGGTATATGGCTAATACAAAAGATCTACAAGAAGTTATCGATGACATTCATGAACGTAATAGGAACGTTGAGTATGACACTGATAGAGAGGAAGCATACTATAAGAAGATGGAGAAGCTCTATAATGCGTATGTTGACGAGAATGATGAGATTACTAAGAAGTATAAGATCAGAACATACTTCCTCTTAGGTGCTATTGTCTCAGTGTATATTGGATTCTTTGTTTGGAAGGCTATGACATAGTGAGCGGCATTTTGCTCCGCGGTGCGGAGCTCTTAGTGAGCGGCATGCTGCCTTCGGCGGTGTTATGTTTTTTTTGCAAATTATTATACTGTTGCTATAAATAACTATATACTATGAGTATTCAGAAAGACAACGAAGCCATGGCAAGACTGTATACAGAAGGTGTGCAGGATAAGAAGTATGATAAGTGCTGGGACGGGTATAAGAAGGTACCTGGTAAGAAGCGTGGTGAGTCTGGCTCATGTGAGAAGATTGAAGGTGAAGAAAATGCTGAAGATAAGCATAAGGCATCTAAACCTGGTATACTCTCTAACCAGATTAAAGGTAAGATTACTTGCTCAAAGGCAAAGAGCCTGAGAAGTAGTACTAAAGATAAAGGTTCACATACAGCCAAAGCAGCACAGCGCTTCCTTAACTACCACGACTGTGATGAAGAAGATGCTGGAGCTCCAGCTATGTTTAAGTCTTATCTTGTAGATATGTTTGAGCAAGAGTATGGTAGTAATCAAATTTATTTTGACGACTTTAAAGAGGATATTGGTGAAGCCATTGATCAGAAGAAGGAGTATGACCTTACCAAAGAAGAGGATGTTCTTGCACAAGCTATTAAAGCTAAGATGAGCATGGGCTTAGAAATTGAAGAGGCTAAACAGAGTCTTAAAGATGATGTACTCTCTGGTAGTTTTGACGAGGATATTCTTGCTTCATCAGGTATACCTGAAGAAGATGCTGAGTACAAAGGACGTAAGGTAACGTTGAATAAGCCAACTCGTGGTGATGTTAAAAAGTTTAAAGTATATGTTAAGGATCCTAAGACAGGTAACGTTAAGAAGGTAAACTTCGGCGACCCTAACATGCGTATTAGAAAGTCTAACCCAGGTGCACGAAAGTCATTCAGAGCTAGACATAAGTGTGATCAAAAGAAAGACAAGACCAAAGCAGGTTACTGGTCATGTAAGAAGTGGTAGATATGAAAAAGATAATTAAATTCCTAAAATCAATAATTCGTAGAGAGCCTACAGCTTGGATTGATATCGAAGTTGCAGCTGAAAAGGAAGAAGCGTTAAGTGTAGAAAAGGATGTTAACACTCTATCATGTGGTAGTGTTGTAATCACCTATAATCCTGAAGCTAACAACATTACTGTTGGAGATACTGAGCTTACGGTTACTACAAGAATTCTTACTAAGGTAAACAATGTCCTAAAGAAGGATGGTGTTGAGACTATTAGTAAGGAGGATTGGTCTGAGTTCGAAGATGGTATTATAGTATCACAAGGCAAAGGTAAAAACACATACAACGCGCTACGTAAGAAAGTTAAGTAATACACTTGACTAAATAGAGAATCATATTAATATATAATATATGATTCTTGTTGTACCTGTATCACAGACAGATGACGAAGTCCTTGAAGACTTTGTACGCGTGTTTAATTTATTTGGACCCTACCCGGGTCATGATCTTGTTGTAGTTAGCAGGCCGCGTGATCATATTCTGGCTCGTGAGACCTATAGACGTATCGAGCATAACTTTGAACGTGGTTGTAAGATTCATCACACGTTCGATATTGACGGTAGGCTCGGTTGGCCTGGAGGACCTAACCATTATTGGTTAGAGACAGCTAAGTATCTAAAGGGTGACGAATATACCAACACGGATAAGCCATGGCTGTTCTTGGAGATGGATATGACGCCGCTCTGTAGAGGTTGGGCTGATAAGCTTGAAGCTGAATATCACGAGGAAGGTAAGCCATTTATGGGTAACTTATCATGGACTACTACCACTACAGGTGATCAAGAGATGGTCAAACTATGCCAGCATCTCGTTGGTGCGGCTATCTATCCACCAGATATCGGCATATATTCAAGGATTTGGACGTATGTTAATAATATAAATACAGCATGGGATGTCTTATGTCAGTGGGAGTTTCCGCCGCATGCGCATGATACCAAGCTGATACAACTATGTTTCAGGACGTGTAATTATAGCAAGTATCTTGATGACTCTGGTAATTATTTCGTTCAAGGTGAAGATAGAGAGGAATGGCCTGATCCGACATATACATTTAGTGAGCCTGTTAATGTACGTACAGCTGTACTGTTACATGGCTGCAATGATGGTTCATTAGCCCGGTTAGTGTATGAAGATGTAACTGGAGAGAAGATAGAAGATAATAGTGAAGAAGTTGATGAGTAAGAAGTTACCAGTATTTTTTCACATACCCAAGAACGCCGGGACATTTATGATCCGGCAGAGCTTAGCTGTTATGAAGCAGCATGCAGCAGGTAGAGCGTGTTGGTATATAGATGTACATCAAAATGACTCATCTATTTTTAGATTTTTATATATAGGTGACCCACCAACGAGTGGTAGTTATACAAAACTAAACCCTATTTGCTATAAGGTAGATATAAATGATTTAGATATAAGTGATAAGAATATATTCTTTGTAAAGGTATCTGATGAAGGCTTTAGAAACTATAAAGAGACCTTATATAGTATTCTACCGGAATATATAGAACCATATGAGTTTATCTTTTTGAGAGATGTTTATGAAAGAGTGCAATCACTATATACCTATATTCAATCACCAGATTCTGCTCATGAACCAACCCATAGAGCGTTTGGCGGTAAATCATTTATAGAATATCTCAACTCATCACAACTCGAAGGGTCTTGGTTAATTAGAAATATACATAATTTACCAAATAATATTGCAGTAACTCAAGAACACTTTAATAAAACATGTGAGCTTCTAGATAACATGCGTGTATATAATACGACCGAGACATCAACAGCATTAGCAGAAGTATATAAAGAGTGCTATAATATAGATACTAGTAACATTAAAGAGCAAATCTACAATAAGACTGCTAATAAGATAGATGTGCCTTTTGATAGTTTAGATGATCAAACACAGCATGCCTTTTTAAATCAAACGAAATGGGATCAGCTAATATACAGGAGATATATAAAATGATAGTTAAAAAGGGAATCGAGGCGCAACAGTTAATCTCAACTTAATCAATTCTTAAAGACGTGAAATCTAAATACGAAAAAAAAATAAAAACATCTATCATAACAATAACTTACGACAAAGATCTTGAGTTCTTAAAATACAATTTAAAATCAATTAAAAAATTCTGCGAAGGATATAATGAAAACATAATTGTTATTGATGATCATGAAGATGATTGTGCGAAGTCTCAAAGATATCTAGATTCAATTAGTCAAAAATATTTCATTGACGAAAAAGCTAAAAATATTAAACACGGTTATGTGAGGCAACAATGGATTAAGTTGCTCTCTGATAAGTATGTTGCGGATAATACTGACTACATTCTTCATATTGACAGTGATAGTGTATTTAGTGCTGAACATAACCCTGATGTGTGGTTCAAAGATGGGAAGCCCGTCATGCTTCGAACATCATATGATATGTTATTTAAAAAGATGAAAAGACCAATAGAAGGTGTTCAGCGGTGGCAACAACTAACGAGCGAAGCTTTAGGTTTTGATGTTGGGTATGAATATATGAGAGGTATGCCATTGGTATATCCAAAGAGATTGTTTGGTGAACTAAGAAGCTATATCGCTCGAACGCACGGTTGCAGTTTGTTTGATTATTTAAAAGATAAGCCAACTATATCTGAGTATAATATATTAGGTGCTTATGCTTATAAATATATGCGAGATGAGTTTTATTGGATTACCCAAGATGAAAACCATGACGAATATATGAACTTTGTACATAACGCTAAACATAAATATATGCAGCATTATTCATCTCGAGAAAAGCAGCAGCCGATAAGATATATAGATCTTAACGACAAAGACAACCCTTTATCAAAATTATTGGATATAGTTTGTGTACCAAAATAATAAAAAAAACATGAAAGTACGAATATTTATAGTAACTTACAAAGATTTTAACTATTCCATAGATCCAGTTCAAACGATCTCCTTCTAACCAGACCTTTACGTATCTTACCACCTGCTATGCGATACATTGGAAGCACTTCCTTTACACTATCGTAATTACCATCGTTCAATCTACCCGGCTTACCAACCAGCTGACTGAGAGCACCTCTACCACAGTTATATGTAAAGCTCGTTAACGCTGCTAACTGATTACTATTAAGTGGTACCTTGACAATAGACTGTACTACTTTTTCCGTCTCCCTTAATTCTCTCTCAAGAAGACTACTAGCTTCCTCCTCAGTTATATTACCTTTATTGACAGCAGATCCTGTATGACCATATCCAATAGTCTCTTTACCACCTGAGCAGACGTATTTCTTTGCTCTAAAGCCTTCAAAGTGCTTAACACCATCTAGCATCTCATTCCACGAATCATCTTCTTGTGAATCTAGATCATATTTAACTTTTGGTTTAACAAGTACAGGCTCTGTTGGCTCAGCCTCCTGCTCTAAATCCTTAAGGACCTCTTCTGCAGCTGCATCAAACTTCATATCTGTTATTTGATTATCTGCTATCTTTATAGCTTGTATCTTTTGCTCAATAGGTTCAGTCTTACTATCAATCAGACTCTTAATATAATCAGCCTCATATGCACCAGCCCCAAGAGCTAATAGTGATAGTACTACCTCTTTAACACCTTCATCAAATTGTTCAGTCATTCTTGTATATTTATGCTAAAAGTTAATAAATACTATTATGTCACATAAAAGCTTTAAACAATTCTTTAATGAAGAGTGCGGATTACGTCACAGCGACGAAGAAACATACACATCTGAACAGCTAGATGACCTTAGTGATGAAATGAAAACAAGGTACTGGTGGCAGGATTTAGATGCAGGTCTTGAGGGCGCGCATTCTGATAGATGGAAACAAGACCCACGCTGGGAGGGTACATCACATAATGATGATAGAATAGAGGAAATAGAGGGCATATTAAGGCGTAATGGTAGGTTGAACCGACCCGTTATAGAGTGGCCAAAAAAATCGTAAAAGAGTGAGAAAATAGTCTGCTATTGAGTCAGGTTGTACTAAATACTTTCTGGAGAGAGTAGCTGGAGTTGGCTACTTTCCATAGTATAATTAAACAAGAACATGAGCAGAGTATCATTAAACAACATTAGTCCTTCTCGAAAGAGGAGCTCGGGTATAGAAGTAACGAACGGAACATCTAACTGCCTTAATACACGTAATGATATTTGAAGAGCAGGTTTCAAGAAAACCTAACCAGTATCCATGGACCGAGCAGTTCATTGAAGCGATGCATAATGGCTTTTGGACAGATAAAGAGTTTGGGTTTAAGTCAGATGTACAGCAGTTTAAAGTTGTCCTTACTGATCAAGAGAGAGAGATTATTATTCGTACTCTTAGTGCTATTGGTCAGATCGAGGTAGCTGTAAAAACTTTTTGGGCTAAACTGGGCGACAATCTCCCACATCCATCTCTACAGGACCTTGGATATGTTATGGCTAACACAGAGGTCATTCATAACAATGCATATGAGAGATTACTTTCTGTGCTTGATATGGAGGATGTATTTGAAGAGAACCTTAAGTTAGACTTTATTCAAGGCCGTGTTAAGTATCTTAAGAAGTATACACATAGATTCTATAAGGATAGTAAGAAGCAGTATCTTTATGCTCTTATTTTGTTTACTTTGTTCGTTGAGAATGTATCTTTGTTTTCTCAGTTTTACGTTATTAACTGGTTTGCGAGATTTAAAAACGTTCTTAAGGATACTGACCAGCAAGTTAAATACACACGTAATGAAGAGAACATTCACGCTATGGTAGGCGCACAGCTTATTAATACCATTCGTGAAGAGTATCCTGACTTGATTGACGACGAGTTGATTCAGCGTGTATCTCACGAAGCAGAAGAAGCCTTTAAGGCAGAAGCTAAGATCATTGACTGGATGGTTAATGGTGTTGATGAGGAAGGTTTATCTGCAGAGGTATTGAAAGAGTTTGTTAGAAGTAGAATTAATGATTCACTTGAAATGATTGGATTTAATCCTGTTTTTGACATTGATAAAGATAAAATAGCCAGTACAATATGGTTTGAAGAGGAGTTACACGGTAACTCTATGACCGACTTCTTCCATGGTAGACCAGTTGAGTATGCCAAGAAGAACCAGTCATTCTCTGAAGACGATTTATTTTAACTGATTTTATGAAAAAAAGAATATACTGGCTTAATAAGGACTCGCGTAAATTTCTAGAGCGTGGGTATCTACTGGAAGGTGAAACACCAGAGCAGCGCATTAGAGATATTGCTGAGCATGCTGAGAAGATTCTCGGTATTGAAGGTTACGCAGATAAGTTTGAAAACTATATGCATAGAGGCTTCTACTCGCTAAGTTCTCCTGTATGGAGTAACTTCGGTAGAGAGCGTGGACTTCCTATTAGTTGTTTTGGTTCCTATGTACCTGATACTATGTCAGGTATTCTAGAGAAGACTGCTGAGGTAGGTATTATGACTGCTCAAGGAGGTGGAACATCTGGTTATTTTGGTGATATCAGAGGCCGTGGTGCTCCTATTTCTACTGGTGGTAAGTCAACAGGAGCTGTTCACTTTATGGAACTTTACGATAAACTAATGAATGTTGTTTCCCAAGGGAACGTTCGTAGAGGTTCCTTTGCTGCTTACTTACCTGTTGACCATCCAGATATTGAAGAGTTCCTTAAGATTAGATCTGAGGGTAATGATATTCAAGATATGTCTATTGGTGTTACTGTCAGTGATGAGTGGATGAAGTCCATGATTGATGGTGATAAAGAAAAGAGATCTATTTGGGGACTTATTATTAAGAAGAGATTTGAGACTGGTTACCCGTATGTATTCTTTGAGGATAATGTTAACAATCAAGCACCTAATGTTTATAAAGATAAAAATGAAAAGATCTACGCTAGCAACCTTTGCAGTGAGATCATGCTACCTTCTAACCCAGCGGAGAGCTTTGTTTGCTGTCTCTCAAGCTTAAACCTACTTAAGTGGGATAAGCTCGTTGATACCGATGCTGTTGAAACGCTTGTATACTTTCTTGACGCTGTTATTTCAGAGTTCGTTGATAAGACAGAAGGTATGCAGTTTATGAATGCACCGAGACGCTTTGCTCTTAATCATAGAGCATTGGGGGTTGGAGTGTTAGGATGGCATTCGTATCTGCAAAAGAACATGATAGCGTTTGAGTCCATGGAGGCAAAGATGGTTAATGGTACTATCTGGTCGACGATTCGTGAGAGAGCAGACAAAGCATCTGTGGAGTTAGCTGATATGTTTGGTGAAGCGCCTATACTTGAAGGATATGGTAGACGTAATACAACCACTCTTGCTGTAGCACCAACTACTTCAAGCTCATTTATTCTCGGTCAGGTATCACCATCTATTGAGCCTCTTAACTCTAACTACTTTGTTAAAGATCTCGCTAAGGGTAAGTTTACTTTTAAGAATCCTGAGCTAAGAAAGCTTCTCACTAGAAAGAAACAAAATACAGATGATGTATGGAGATCTATTCTAGTACACGGAGGGTCAGTTCAGCATTTAGATTTTCTAGATCAAGAAGAGAAAGACGTGTTTAAGACCTTTGGTGAGATTTCTCAGAAGGAGATTATTATTCAAGCTGGTATTAGACAAAAGCATATTGATCAAGGCCAGTCTCTTAACATTATGATACCACCTACAACTAAACCAAAAGAAGTAAATGAGCTTATGATCTTCGCTTGGGAACAAGGTATTAAGTCATTATACTATCAGCGTAGTGCTAACCCAGCTCAAGAGCTAGCTAGATCTATTCTTACATGTAGTACTTGTGAAGGATAATAATAGTTGATTAATTAAACATCTATATTAAAATATAAACATGAAATTAACTCGAGGTAAACTAAAAGGTATTAGAAGAGGTTGTCACGCTATTTCTGGTACATCTAGACGTAAGACAAGTAAAATATATAAAAAACGTTATAGAGGTCAGGGTAAATAGAATAAATACTGTTATGATTAAAAGAATCAATGATAACTCAGTTAGAGTATGCTGCGGTGGTAAGGGCTGTCCTGTTGTTGAAAAGCAGGCTGATGGTCGTTATAAGGTTACTGATGATGATGGTAATGTCATCATTATTAAAGCAGAGGAGCTAGAATTAATGGGTGATGCTGTTAAAACTATAGGTGGAAGTGATGACACACTTATCTGTGGCTGATTTAATATTTCTCACCTTTACATCATATGGCTTATGCTATATTCTAATGTATGGTGAGATTTTAAATTACTTTAGAAACAAGCTGACGAAGATTGAGTTCTTTCGTCAGCTTCTTTCTTGTGCTTTATGCACAGGCTTCTGGTGCGGTATTATATTTATACCATTTACATGTAGTATATTTACACCTCTATTTTGCGCATGTGTATGCTACTTCTTACACCTAGTTAAGGAAATAATGTGTAATAAAGCTTATCCAGACGATTAAAGCTTTTCGATAAAGTCTTTTAAGGTATTAAGAGCTACCAAATCTGTAGCATCGTTAAAGTTTTTTTTGTTACAGATAAGCTTATCAACTTTTGATAAAATCGCAGCCACCTTATCTGCTTCATTACAGCTTGATGCATCACTGTTAACGTTAATAACATATGTATGTTTTAGGACATTTTCATACATTAAGCTTATCTTATCATTATCATTCATAATTAGAGTCTCTCTATAAATTGCTTTAGCTCGTTGAGTGCTATTATAGTCTTTGTATCCTCAAAGCTTTCTGCGTCAGTCATAAGACTTTTCACTTTTTTGATAATATCATTTTTCATAAGTGTTGACATATCGGTTTCCTCATCACAAACTCCTGCGTTGTTATTACTGCTACTAATATTCTTTGCATGCGCGTTAATAGACCCACCAGGTAGTGTTGTTGGTAGTTGGTGACCGAGGGTATGGTTTTGATTTGCAGGTTCACTTGCTGGGTAAGATCTTGTAGTTATAGGTGCCCGTAGTGGTGCACGTGCAAATGCTTCATACAATAATCCCATTTCTTTATAGTCATCCATATACTTATTTAATTGATTAAATCAAAAAGTATATTATAATAATGCTATATGAAAGAAAAGATTATCGGTTACGATGTAATAGATTTTTTAACGAAAAGTATTGCTCTTCGTTTTAAACTTAATGGAAAAGACTTTACACACGTTATTGGCATTGCACGTGGTGGAATGATTCCGGCGACTATGATGAGTTATTTATTTAATGCAAAGCTATTATCGTATGATGTAAGTTCGTATGAAGGTACAGAACAAGGAGATATTGAAATCAATCAGGATATTGATTTAGATAGTATTGATAAAGATAGTAAGGTGTTGGTTATTGATGATATATGCGATTCAAGTAAAACCATGCAACACATTAAGCAAAAGATAGGTGATACAAGATATAAATCTGTAAGATACGTTACGTTGTTTGCTAGAGAGAAAACCAAACATGTTGTAGATCACTACGGTGTTACAGTTAAGGAAGGTACGTGGTTAGTATTTCCATGGGAGAAATAAGTTATGGCAAGTAGAAGTATAAAATGTATTATAACTGGTAGTAAATATACTTTCAGTAAGGATTATTTTGCGAAGAAGGTAGATGAATTTGAAACAGAAGAAAATCTAAAGAGATTCTTTATTACAAAGAAGGCAAAGACATACCTCAACAAAGGGTATTCTATTCAAGAAATAAGAAACATTCTTAATATTGAAGATGAAGGCTTAGCTGATCCTGATTCACAGGATATAAAGGATTTAATTGATTACCATAAGTTAAGAGGTATTAGTTCAAATAAAAAAATTAGTAATACATTAAACTTCGCTACACATAAATCCGATGAAGCGGTATCGATGTTTATAAATACTATAAAAGATTATGAGTAGACCATCAACATTTACAGCAGCGTTAGCATCATCAAATCAAATTAAAATTTATGATGCAATGACTGGGAATTTACATAGAATAATTACATTACCTGGATCGTCAACCATTATCGCAGGACCTGTAGTTTTAAGTGATGGCCTATCTGTTACAGTAAAAGAAGGTAGCGGTACCTTTTTAATATTATACAGCTTCCCGTTATGTAATATTAAATCTAAGACACATATATCCACACCTTAATATTACATAACTACCCACCTTTTGGTGGACCCGTTGTACCACCGGAGTCACCAGGATGAACATGCTTACGTAGACTAACACTACCAGCGATCATATCTTTCTCTGTTTTTATTGTAGCGCGTGCTGTTATACCACCTGACCCACCAGTACCGTATGATGCAATTGCACCTTGAACTAGTACATTGGCGTTTGTAGTAATATCTTTATTAACATGTCCCCAGCCTTTCTGTACATCTAGATTACCTTTTGTAACAACAATACCGGTACTACCATGACAGTAAATATCTCCCTGTACAGTTAAAGTACCTTGTACACGTAAATCACCTTCAATATGTACATCCTCAGTAATATGAGTTAAGGGAGTTGCAATAGTAACTTGATCGCTAGCGGCTAGGTTAATTAAGGGCGAGGCCGTTGTAAATACTATTTTCGAATTAATAAAAACGTCGTGATCACTTTTAACAGTAAACCTACCAACACTCGCGTCACTTGAAGATGTACCCGAACCAATAACTACTTCAGTACCACCTAAGGCAAGACGACCGGTAGATGAAATAGATGATTCACCTGAAGATTGTAAATTAAAGCCGCCTGACCCAGTCTCTATATTAACCTTACCCATAGCTTTAAAGGTTATGTCTCCGAAAGGCATACTGCTCGAGGTATCAGTACTTTCATATGTAGGTGCAGCTGTTCTAACTTGACTATGACTAGCACTATTATCTTGTATACCTACGGCAGGTGTAGTATATTTCTTGAGTATATCTCTACCGTTTTGTACACTATAACCTGTGTCAAATGGTACTGCGACGGTACCAGCCTGGAATAAAATATGTTTTGCTGAAGTGAGTATAATATTACCACCTGTACCCATCTCTTTCTCAAGCTCTGTTAACCTTCCCTGCTTTTCTTTTATAATATCAGTAACCTTACTTGCGGACTCGTTTTCTTTGAAGTTACCTTTCTCAACAGCCCCGGATGATTTATCAGGCTTTCCATCAACCGGTAGTTGTACTTTAGAGTTATTAGTTATACCACCTATCTTTTTTTCCGGAGCTACTTGCGCTACTGCTATATCACGTCTCTCTTTTACATACTCTTTAGCTATGCTATCATTAAAAAACTTTTTACTACCTGTAATAATATAAAAATTACCATAAGCTCTATTTTCATAATTTTTATATACTGTATTATATGCATCACCATGTGTTGTCGCAAAACTACTACCATGAGTCAAGGTTTGATAAGTATTAGGTGAGAACATAGATGTGCATCTATTATCAAATTTAATATTAGAGCCAGACCTATGGGTAAGTTGAACACGCTGCTGACCGGTTGTATTAGAAAACACTAATGCCCCGGAACCTTGGTTAATGACATAGCTATCTCTATCTATGTTACACTCTTCAGGATTCTCTATAGGTATACCACTTACGCTACTAACAGAAGTATTTGGTGCTTTAGTTGGTGTAGCTGTAGTATTGGTCGTGTTTTGAGCTACAGGTGTTTGATCACTTGTTTTATCTTTTCTAGGTATACTTGCCATTTATTTAAGCAGTTTGTTGTTTATTAGGTGTTATTATTCCCTGTGTAGCGCCTGGAGAATCAGGCATTGGACCACCACTACTCCCGGCAGAATTTATTGAGCCATATGCCTCCTTACCCATTAAGGTACCTATAACAACAGGCATACCTCTATTACCATTAAGAAAGGATATTGCAACAGTTGCGCCTATAGGTGGTATACAAAAAATACCCTTAGCAGCACCATCTCTGTTATCTGGTACAAAATTTGCGTCTGTTGTATTGTTGGCTGCAGAACCTGCATCTGTACTATTGTTACCTGCACCTAATGTAAGCTCATAAGCAGCTGCTGGAGCCTTCTTATATGAATCATTAGGATCGTTTGCATCGCTATGTGGTTTAGTAAAATTTTTACCTGGGTTATAACTACCAATAGCACCACCAGTATTAGATTGCAGTACATAAGCCCATACTTCAGTATTGTTAACTCTATTTAAAGTTTCTGGTGATAACGAACGACACAAATTACTACCATGCGGATTTACATAATCCTCAGTTTGTGGTATGTCAGACTTATTACGTATCATAACGAGTACCCTACCCATAGCCTCCGTATTTCTAGGGTCTGATATATCCGAGTTTGCTATAACTGTACCTATATGTATATCACTCATTTAAATAATTTTATTAGCTTTGTTTAAAATACTCGAGGCTCTGTTTAGCTGTGCGGCGTGTTTGTTAATGTTACTACCTACAACACTCTCTAATTTGTTACCCGTGGACACAGATTTGTTAATAGCATCTTCTAATTTAAGACTACCTTTAGCAATAGATGATATATCCCTTTTGCTTAAATTATTTAAGGTTTCTTGAGCTAAGCACTTACTCAGTGCAGCACCAGCAAAGCTACAATTATCTTTATCGCTTATGAAGCTTTTTATATCTGCCACACTGTTATCAATAGCATTAAAAAAATTATTTACTTCTAAGGATATAGTACCTATTTCGCCTAACAGTTGATTTACCTTATTGAATTTACTAGTTATATCATCAACAGCACCTTGTATTGCGTTTGTAGCAATTGACGTTGCTGCAGCAATAGAGCTGTTAATTGTATTTGTAATACCACCAATAATACCACCAATAATATTTGGTATTGTTGATACAGCACCAGAAATCATCGCTGGTAAACACAACACACCTTTTGCAGCAGAAGTTAGGTCATTAAGTCCGGAAGCTAGACCACCAGCCTTCTTGCTTATACTATTTGATACTTTGCCTATGTTATCTAAAAGTCCCATTCTATTATATTTATACTTGAAATCTGTTTTTCAAGAGCTATAATATAAGTATGCTTGTATCACATGAAACACCTATTAGTATGCTAGAAGAGTCTAGATATTACAATGATTATGATTATGCTCTAGTGCACTTGTTCGAGACTCACCCAGAGTATTACTCCTTCTTTAAACAATCACTTCTTGCTGGTAGAGAGGTATTGCTAGATAACTCTATCTTTGAACTTGGTTATGCCTTTAATCCTGAGAAGTTTGTAAAATATGTTGAAGAGCTTAAACCTACTTATTATGTAGTACCTGATGTTCTAGAAGACTCGCAAAAGACTATGTCATCTTTTCATAAGTTTAAGATGCAATATCCTGATCTACCTGGTCTGACTATCGGAGTTGTACAAGGAAAGACTTATCAGCAGTTAGTTAAATGTTATAAGTATATGTCAGCTCATGCAGATTATATCGCTATCTCATTTGACTACTCCTGGTATAAAACTATCGGTCATTATGAGCCTATTGAAAGACCGCATGTAGTTATGGATGTAGAAGACAAATCTCTATATGACAAGCTACATAAGCAAGATGATCATAGAGCCGTGCTAGAGTTACTAGCAGATGGTAGACGTAAGTTTATTAATATGTTGATTGATGATGGTATCTGGAATCATAATAAGCCACATCACTTGCTCGGTAATTCACTCCCACAAGAGATGAAGCATTATACTGATATTAAGTCTATTAGATCTGTTGATACATCCAACCCTATCGTCGCAGGTATCAAAGGTATTCGATATATTAAGGATTATGGAATGACACAGAAGCCATCTACTATGCTAGCCGATCTTATCGATCACGAGGTTACAGAAGATGAGAAGTTTGATATTAACTATAACGTACAACAATATAAGCAGCTATGCAAGTAGGTAGTAAGTGGGTAGCGTTCTTTTCGCAGACTGGTTCTGAAATTGTAAGTCTTATTAAGAAGGGGTATAGGCCTGATCTTATTATTACTGATAATAAAGAATCGTACGATGAACGTAAGACGTTCTTTAAGTATTTTAATATTGAGTTTTGGTATAGACCTTTACCAAAAAGTATCAATTATAAAGTACAGTATTATGATGAGATTTTGAATAGTAAAGATATAGTCACATTACATGGCTGGTTAAATATTGTACCTGCAGATACATGTGAAAGGTATACTATATATAACGGTCATCCAGGTCATATAGTTAACTACCCTGAACTTAAAGGTAAAGATCCGCAAGAGCGTGTTTTTAAGAACCTTAAAAAGTATGATACTGTTGGTAGTGTTATCCATAGAGTTACAGATGAAGTAGATGGTGGTGAGGTTGTAGTTGTAGCTGAACAATCAACAAATACAAATATTAAAATAAACTCACTTGATGGTATGTTTGGTGTTTGTAGTGCTTTATCTCTACATACTTGGGAACAGTTTTTTAGGAACTCTAATATAATATTGGAAACGGATCTTAACTACGATGGAACATTTAAGAATGATCGTGAGAATAACATACCTATATACTGCTAATGAGTAAGCTACTAATATCATTCTCCGGTGCTCAATGTACTGGAAAGACGACTCTACTTAAAAGGTTACGTGATTGTAATTCTAGTGTTAACTTTGTTCCTGAAGTTACTAGACTTATTAAACGTGACTATGGTGTTGATATTAATGAAGCTGGTAATGAGATGACTCAAGCTCTTATCATTACCGAGCATTTTAAGAATATTAATAATCATAACAAACAAGAAAGAAGCTCTATCTTAGATAGATGTATTCTAGATGGGCTTATCTATACTTCCTGGTTAGAAGATAATAAAGCTCTAAATACCTGGACTGGTAATTATGCATATCATCTATTTGATAATTATATTGAAAGTTATGATGTTATTTTTTATACTGACTCAGCTGATGTTAAGATCGAAGACGATGGTGAGAGAAGTATAGATATTGGTTTTAGGAATGATATCATTAGTGACTTCGAGCATTGGCTTGAGTGTAATCCTAGATTAAAAGAAAGGGTTGTAGTACTGAGTGGTACAGTAGAAGAAAGATTAGAAATAATTAAAAGGACTTTGTCTGAAAAAGGACTTGACATCAACATCAAATAATATATAATAAGAACATGGCATTAAAAGAACTAGATAATTCAAATATTAATAAGCACCTCGGTAAGTCATCTGAGTATGCGAGTCTATATGATCCGAGCTTGCTTGTACGTGAGCCTCGTCAATCAAACCGAACGCATATTAATGTTGTAGATGATAGCCTTCCTTTTGTAGGAGGTGATACATGGAATGGTTATGAGGTAACTGGTCTTACAAATAGTGGTAGACCTATTGTAGGTGTGGCTAAGTTTGTATATCCTTGCGATAGTAAGTATATTGTAGAATCAAAGTCACTTAAACTTTACTTCAACTCGTTTTGTATGACTCATCTAGGTGAGACTGAGCAAGATGTACTGCGTAGTATCGAAGAAAAAGCTGCTAAAGATCTTAGTGAGTATCTTGAGACTACAGCAGAGGTGAGAGTATTCTCTAACTTCGAAGCGTTAAATGATCCAACGTATGCAATGCGTGAGTGGCATCGAGATGCACTAGTTGGTGATAGAATTCAAGGTTATATTACTCTAGAAGAATCATGTAAAGACGATTCAATGGTGTTTGATACCTACTCTGAAACTCCTGAGTTGCTGGAGTTGATTGATAGTGATAAAGAAGCTCAACTCTTTCATAGTTCTCTACTAAGATCTAGATGTCGTGTAACTTCGCAACCTGACTCAGGTGATGTGTATATTTACTTTAAGGGTGATAAAACAGTAACTGAAGAGTCTCTACTTAAGTATATTGTATCATTTAGAGATGAGTGTCACTTCCATGAAGAGATTTGCGAGACTATCTATACTCGTTTATTTGAGTTACTAGAACCAGAAGAGCTTGTAGTTCGTTGTCTATATGCACGCCGTGGTGGGTGGGATATTAACCCTGAACGAGCGTCAGATCCTAAACTATTACATCATACTCTTGGCGATACTCGAGTAGTTCATGTTAAGACACCAAAGCAATAATATAATTAATAATTAAATTAAGCTCTATAGATTTATTTCTATAGAGCTTTTTTTGTTTCTAGATTAAATAACTAATATGAAGACCTTTAAGAGATTCTTTACTGAAAAGTTTTATAACGATACACTACATCCTAGATTCTGGGATGATCAAAATCAGCTTGACCCAGAGGTGAGAGAAACTCTCTTAGAGATTGCTAAAGACGTTTCAGAGCAAGCGGGAGTTGAAGACCTTATTACAGATGTTCAGTTGACAGGTTCACTTGCTAATTACAACTATACTGACTACTCTGACCTTGATGTGCATATGTTACTAGACTTTAAAGATGTAAATGCTGACGAAGAGTTAGTTAAGTCTTCGTTAGATGGTAAGAGGTTTATTTGGAATGAAAGGCATGATATCACAATAGGTGGTGTCGAGGTTGAAGTTTATTTTCAAGATGTAGATGAACCACACATGGCTTCTGGTCTATACTCTCTACAAAAAGGTGAGTGGTTAAGAGAGCCTGTTTTTGATCCACCAGAAGTTGATGCTGCAGATGTTAAAACAAAAGCAGAACAAATAGAGAGAGATATCGATAGACTGGAACGCACGGTTGTGGAAAGTTCTGATATGAGTATAGAAGACTTGCAGGCTGCAACTACAAAGATACGTAAGAAGATTTCTAGAATGAGGAAAGACTCTCTAGAGAAAGATGGTGAGTTTGGTGTTGGTAACTTAGCATTTAAATCTCTTCGTAACTCCGGCCATATAGGTAGAATTATAGATCTAGATAGTAAGCTTTATGATATGCAGTTTACTAGTGAATAGTTATAGATTTAGTATCGTGTAAGACTAAATATACTTACATATGATTAAACTGTTTAGCGAAGAGGTAAATCCTACCTTTACTAGCTCAAGACATAACATCCTAACAGTTGAAAGCTATAATGAAGTTTTCTTCGATGTGTTTGAATTTGAGATAAATGGTACAACGTATATTGCGGAGAAGTTGTCTGTATATAACGGCAAACCTGTAGTTGCGATACCTGTAGTAGAGAAGGATGTAAAGCGTACGATCCCGTTTGTACTTACAGAAGGTAGCTTTGAGGTGCTATATAACGAGGCAAATAATGAAGTCGTTAATAGTGCTGAAGATCAGAGGATTATCGATAGCATCATGATCGAGGATGATGTAGTAGATATTGCACGCGACTATAAAGAAGATTTACTTGAGGAGGTTGAGGTAGCAAAGCGGCATGCAGCAGAATACGCGGAGCGTGTTAGGCTTCAAAAAATAGCAGAAGCTGATATTACCATAGAAGAGAAAAAACAAAGTATCAGAGAGTTCTTCGATACGTCAAAAGTTGATCTACTTGAAGAGTTTAATACTGCTCTTATTAATAATAAACAAGATTTTGAGAACTATACAGAGCAAAAGCATAGTGAGATAGAGAAGTATCTTACTAGTAGAATTGAAAATAACTTTAGTGAGTTCTTTGACATTAACGAGGAGCGTATTAAGGAGCTCGATGGTAGAATTGAGCTCAGCCTTGTAGATAAAATTAAGGCAGCTGAAGGGCGTGTTACAAAAGATGTACATGAAACGGTATCACAACAGAGCGATGTATTAACTGAGCAGATCAAAAAGGGTGTAGATAAAGCTCTTGGTAGGGTAGGTAATGTTAAAACAGCGGTTAACGATTTACAGGACCAGTTACTAGAAAAAATTGAAACTGTTGATGGTAGTATCAGAGAATACTACGATACTAGGATCAGTAATATCAGAGATGAGGTTGATATACTTAACGAGAGTCAGAAGGATTACTTTATTAACTTGGTTGAAGAGAGTAAGACACGTTTACTTGAGCAAGTTAATCAAAATAAAGAAGAGACCGTACAAGCGTTAATTGAAGAAAATTATGACCCGGTAAAAGGCAATAAGGACTTCAATAAGAGTATTAAAAAGCTAAAAGTAGAACTTGAAAAAGTTATATCTGATAAGTTTAGTGGTGAGTTAATGTCACTTAAACGTGCTATCGAATTATCCGGAGGTGGTGGTGGTACTGTAGCCAAACAGTTTGCGAACGGTGGTGTTATGCGTGGCGACTTAACGGTTATAGGTACTGTATCTGCAGATTGTGGTGATAGTAATGATTGGTGCAGTACATATACAACAGTTAATGCTAATAGTGCGCTATGGAATACTGGTGGTTATGATTTTTCATTATTAGAATCAACTAGCGGTAACTGGAATTCAACATACACAACGGTAGGTACTTATAGTGCTAACTGGGAATCAACCTATACAACGGTAGGTTCAAATAGTGCAGACTGGGTGACCTATTCATCAGATAGTATTTCAGCTGCTAACTGGGTACTAGATGAGAATAATTTAGGGAGTAATTCTAATACAAAAGTACCTACACAGCAGAGTGTAAAAGCGTATGTTGATAATATTGTAACTGGTGTTAATAATCTAAAGGGTGGTTATGATGCGAGTACAGATAGCCCGCCGTTAACAGCAGGGGTCGGTGTATTACAAGGAGATACATATTATATTGAAACGGGTGGGTTGTTTTACACGGAACAAGTAGATCCAGGTGATTTAATTATCGCGATAGAAGATGGGTCTAATGCAGAAGGTAAGTGGGTTGCTGTTAACAGAAACCTTCAAGATGAATTAATCGATAAATGGAATAGTAATTATACTACCACAAGTGCTAATAGTGCTAATTGGCAGTCAACATATACTACAGTCGATGCTGCATCCGGTAATTGGAATAGTACTTATAATACAGTTACTTCGTTAAGTGATACTTGGGATGATCAATTCGATAGTACAGCAATAGAAGCCGCAAGTGCTAACTGGGATAGTACTTATAATACAGTTACTTCTCTGAGCGATACTTGGGATGATCAATTCGATAGTACAGCAATAGAAGCTTCATCCGGTAATTGGGATAGTACTTATAATACAGTTACTTCGTTAAGTGATACTTGGGATGATCAATTCGATAGCACGGAAATAGAAGCTTCATCCGGTAATTGGGATAGTACTTATAATACAGTTACTTCGTTAAGTGATACTTGGGATGATCAATTCGATAGCACGGAAATAGAAGCCGCAAGTGCTAACTGGGATAGTACTTATAATACAGTTACTTCGTTAAGTGATACTTGGGATGATCAATTCGATAGCACGGAAATAGAAGCTGCATCCGGTAATTGGAATAGTACATACACCACAGTAACTAATGAGAGTGCTGATTGGGAGAGTACATATACAACAGTTGATACTGAGAGTGCTAACTGGGATAGTACTTATAGTACTGTAGGTACATATAGTGCTGATTGGGAGAGTGGAGGCACTGGTGATTTTTGTGGTAAAGTTGTTACAATGGATCAACTCTCATCCTGCGGTACAGGTACAATTGGTGTTTCTGCTAATCTTGATGTTAACGATAACACTATAGACAATGTACACTCTATACAGTTTCACCTAGACGATACTATAACACCTGTTGAAGGTAATTTGAACTGGAATGAAACAGAGGGTACTTTGGATTTAGGCCTTGCTGGTGATGGTATAGGTGTTATGCTTGGTATGGAGCAGGTCCTACGTGTTAAGGCAAATGAAAATATTACAGCAGGTCAGGCAGTTTATATTACTAGTGCTCAGGGTCAGCACCCGCTAATATCTTTAGCATCTAACGATACAGAGGAAGAATCTCATGCAGTGGCTGGTGTAGCTGCAGAAGATATTGATTCGAATCAGTTTGGTTATATAACCACGCAAGGTATACTTAGTGGTATCGATACAAGTAATATTCCAGCTGGTGAAATTGTGTATCTTGGTACAAATGGTGCGCTTGTCGACATTATTCCTACAACACCTGACCATGAAGTGCGTTTAGGTTACTGTATACGGTCGGCAGTTGCTCCAGAAGGTAAGATGTATGTCAGTCTAGATTTAGGTTACGATGTGGAAGATCTACATGATGTATCAATTAACTCCTTACAAGATAAAGATATATTATCATATAATAGTTCATTAAGCGTTTATGAAAATGTAACTAGTACAAATTGGGAATCAACCTATACTACTGTAAGTTCGAATAGCGCTAACTGGGTTAAGTATGATATTGAAGATATTGCTACACCTGCAACATGGGTACTAGATATTGATAATTTAACTGATCCAGAAGTGTTAGGTGATGCAGATGGCTCTGCTACAAAAGTACCAACACAGCAGAGTGTAAAGGCATATGTCGATAGTATTGTAACCGGTGTTAATAATTTGGAGGGTGGTTATAATGCGAGTACAGATAGCCCACCGTTAACAGCAGGTACTGGTGTATCGCAAGGTGATACATATTATATTGAAACAGGTGGTACGTTTTACGACATACAAGTTGATAAAGGTGATTTAATTATCGCGATAGAAGACGGTTCTAATATAAAAGATGAATGGGTTATTGTTAACAGAAACCTTCAAGATGAATTAATCGATAAATGGAATAGTAATTATACTACCACAAGTGCTAATAGCGCTGATTGGCAGTCCACATATACGACAGTAGGCACCTATAGCGCTAATTGGGGAGCAGGAGCGTCTGTTGTAACACAAAGTACGCCGCCGTTAGCGGTTGATTCAGAAGTAGGTGATTTGTGGTTTGAAGATGATAGTGGTAAGCTATTTGTATATTATTGGGATGGTGATGCATATCACTGGGTGGATACATCTGGCGGTATATCAGATCTAGATAACGTAGTTACAAGCCCGGATTCAGATGTTTCTGCGGAAACAACACAGGTTAATGAAATAATTCAAATAACACAGGCGGGGTATAATGCACTTACCCCACCTGCTGCTAATACGTTATATATTATTATAGATTAAGGCTGTGAATAATATTCTTAACAACGCGATTAATTTAAAACTAGGAGACGGTCAGGTATCTGCTGCGTATTTAAATGACGTACGAGTATGGCCTGTGTTTGATGGTATTTGGCGCTTCGACACTCCCTCACCTGGTACTACAATCACAGGTTTTAAAGTAACTACATCGAGCGGAGGTGTCTTCGTCGATTGGGGCGACGGTGATACTGAGTTTGTAAATTCAGGTCAATCTATAAATAAAACGTATTAATAGCTATGGCGACAGTAATAAGTATAAATCCAGAGGACGGCCCTTCAGCTGTTACAAAAATCGATTGCGGGACATCCTCTCCGAAACTTAGTGGTACGATTGATGTATCTGCTTTTGAAAATTTACAAGAAATAAGATGCAGAAGTAATCATATAACAGAAATAACCGGTTATACTGATAATACTAATATACAGACAATATTTGTGGATGATAACAAACTCAGCGGGTCTATTCCTGATATCACCGGTATGTCGAGTTTACAGCTTATAAATTATGGCAAAAATCAGCTCACTGGTAGTATTCCAAGTTTAAGCAACAATACGGTGCTGAGAGATTTCTTTTGTTACAGTAATCAACTCACTGGTAATATTCCAAGTTTAAGCAACAATACAGTTCTTGAAAAATTTAACTGTGTTGATAATAACTTAACTGGTAATATTCCAAGTTTAAGCAACAATACGGAGCTTTCAGTATTTAAATGTCGTAGAAATCAACTCACTGGTAATATTCCAAGTTTAAGCAACAATACCGTGCTTGAAATATTTGACTGTGCTGAAAATAACTTAACTGGTAATATTCCAAGTTTAAGTAGTAATACGGTGCTTGAACAATTTGACTGTGCTGAAAATAACTTAACTGGTAATATTCCAAGTTTAAGTAGTAATACGGTGCTGAGAGATTTCTTTTGTTACGGTAATCAACTCACTGGTAATATTCCAAGTTTAAGTAGTAATACAGTTCTTGAACAATTTAGCTGTCGTAGAAATCAATTATCTGGATACGTGGCTGGTTCGGTGCCAACAAGTTTATTATTTTTTAAAGCAGAATATAATCAATTAACTGCAACAGCAGTAAATGCCATTTTAGCAGATCTTGTTGCTGCCGGCACGACAAATGGTACTTTAAATTTAGGTGGCACGAATGCCGCCCCTACTGGTCAGGGCTCTATTGATGCACAAACTCTTAGAGATCGCAATTGGTCAGTAACAGTAGCCCTATAATTTTATGTCAATACAAAAAATAACAAATGTCGATAATATTGAAACGACTCAAGAGCAGTGGTGGATACTATATAGTGATGAAACAAAAATTGTAATAGAAGATCCACTTCAATGCAGTGGGTATACATCATCTCCAAATATAATGGTCATTGCTGATACAGAAGAAGAGCTTCTAACATATATCATTGACAACGATATCAAGCCTTTTTCAGATGAAGAGACTATCTAGCTATTTACTGAGTCAAAATAGAAACTAAAAAAGTTATATTATTATAGGTTACTAAGAATAAATAAAGTTATATGGCTGCTATTAATTTTCCAACTCCTGAAGAAGGCAAAAAACACCGATCTTGGATTTATCAGCAAGGTGCTTGGGTAAAACAACCTTTTAATTTTACCTTTATTATAGCATCTTCTGGTAACTGGGAGAGTACATATACTACAGTTGATGCTGAGAGTGCTAACTGGGATAGTACATATAATACAGTTACTTCTCTGAGCAATACTTGGGATGATCAATTTGATAGCACAGCAATTGAAGCCGCGAGTGCTAACTGGGATAGTACATATAATACAGTCACCTCGTTAAGTAATACCTGGGATGATCAATTTGATAGTACGGAAATAGAAGCTGCGAGTGCTAACTGGGATAGTACATACACCACAGTAACTAATGAGAGTGCTGATTGGGAGAGTACATATACAACAGTTGATACTGAGAGTGCTAACTGGGATAGTACTTATAGTACTGTAGGTACATATAGTGCTGATTGGGGTCTTATGGGAGGTACTGAACTAAATCATGACAATAACAACAACGGCACGCAATTAGCACTTGAAGTTGTTGAGAGAAATACTGGCGCGGCGAATCATGATAATATCGTACAGGGTAATAGAAGAGGCGCCTCAGCTGTAGATCTGCAGATATATCGCACTTCAGCTGATGAAGTCGCTGCCGGCCCAAGAAGTTCATTACTAGGTGGTGATAAAAATAAGATAGGTACAGCAGGTAATGGCTCTACTATTATAGGCGGTTTAAACAATGAAGCGACTAGCAATTATAGTGCTATATTAGCAGGACGAGACAATATAATTACCACGCAGTCATGTATAGCCGGTGGTCAAAGTAGTATAATCAATCATGATCGATCATTCATGTTTAATGCGGGTGATTTATCGAATACCTTTAGTACCGTTAGCGCAGATACATTCAACGTTAGAGTTGGTAATGGTATGCGTCTAGTGTTTGATGAGGTTGATCATACAGGTGATGTATTAACATGTCTAGATAGTAATGGTATAGGTAAGTGGGCATCATTATATAGTTCTGAGACAATATCTACAACTACTCATACACAGGCAGTTGACACTACACATAACTTATATAATGATGATACAGCTGGTGCACAAATTGATGTAACACTACTAGCTCCAACGAGTCATAAAGGAGAGACTACACATATGAAGATAGGCTCAACTGCAGATGTGGTATTAACACCAGCAAGTGGTACAATTAATGGAGCTGGTTCTTATACACTAACAACACAATATCAAGCTGTTAAGGTGTTTAGTGACGGTACAAACTACTTCGTAATGGCTTAATGTAGATTGATAATGCTGGAATCTGACTAAATATAGGTACTATGAAGAATAGTATATACAAACATAACCTATTGAGAATGATAGTTGTTAGTTTAATTCTAACTGCTACATCTTGTAATTTCAGGCAGAATGACAAGCGTGAGGTTATACCACATACTGATAAAGCAGATGTACATAAAGCGAGTGACGATGTAATGGCCGCAACAGGCTTTGCCTTCACTGCCCAGCAGAGCGTTAGTAATGCTCAAGCTGAGATTATAAAAGCAAAAATATATGCTAAAGAGATTGAATCTCTTGTAGCAACAATGAAACGTAAAAAGAGTGAGTTTGCTGATAATATTGAAACACTCAGACAGATTTACGTACAGCATATTGTTGTTATTGAGAAAGAGTTACGTACTACTAGCTCTACTATTAAGAAGCAGATAGTCGCGTTAAGAGAGGCTGAGAAAGAGCTAGAAAGAGCAAAGGTACAAATTGCTAATGGTGAAAAAGAGAAGGCTGCATTAAGAGAGAGTAATGCGATTCTTGCTAAAGACCTAGAGAAGTATCAAGCCTATAAAGACAAATACCATAAGCTTACAAAGTATAAATGGATTGTTTGGGGTTTAGGTGCTTGGATTCTTGTTAAGTTCTTAGGTGGGCTTGGAGCATGGTCGCCACAAGGTAGAATCGCTAGAGCGCTGATTGGCTAGTAGTTGCCTTTCATGGAAAACACACTAAGTATTTTTCTATGAAACTATTAAAATTACCGATTATTACATACGCAAAGCGTTATTGGCCACTACTACTCGCCCTTACAGTGCTCATCTACGCTTACACTAGCGGTGCACTCGGAGTTGCTATGAAAGGAATTCTCTTAATTCCAATCTTCACCCTTGCTGCAGCAGCCTCAGGACTACTTCTGCGTAATGTATATAACAGAAGTACAACAGATAAGTATGTTGATGATAAGGTACAACTCAAAGAAGACTGGGAGTCCTTGACATCATACGAACGTATTAAGCTAATGAAGTTTGAAGCGCTAACATACTTTATTGGTGGCTCAATTATCGCAGCAGGTCTAGTTATTATTATTAATGTATAGAATAACTACATGTTTTTGTGCACTTCTCCTATTAACCTCATCTGGTGATAGGAGAAGTTTGCCTGAACCTGTCTTTAGACACACACCTAAGACCCATCATGAGAAGCTTTGGGATAGTGTAGAGATTAAAGGTTCACAAGTCTTTCGTATTGATAAGAGAATCTCTCAATATGTAGAGAATAAAGCTAGATATGTAGCTATTGAAAAAATGCGTAATGGTGGAGTACCATCAGCTGTAATCTTTACGTTACATGGTAGAGAGTCTACATGGAGCTTTAAGAAGCACCTACACGAAGGTAGCC